GACATCTATATGCTCAAAGGAAGCTTCGCCTCTAATAATCGGCGCAGACATCAGGTCGCAACTGTTCTCATCAATAACGGGTTCCTCGAATGGGACAAGGATGATGATATCGTGTATGTCACAGAGAAGGGGCGTAATGAGTTAATGAAGGGGGCCTGATATGGCATACAATTTACAATTCGAGTACCGGTTGTCTGACAGTGAGATGCAGCTGGTGAATCTGTTGAAGAATAAACAGATGACAATGAAGGAGCTTGTGGATCTTACAGGGTTCTCCCAGTCATCTGTTTATAACCATTTTAATACAATGGGGAAGAAAGGTATTATTGTGGAGAAGTGGAGTAAGAAGGGGAAGGAGCTTTTCTATTTCATCGAGAACCCTCTTGGTCTCAGGGAAGAATTCCAATTCGACGGAGAAAAAGGTGATACTGTCAACAATGACTTATATGAGGCTATAAGCAACACATCCCAGGTGATACAACGCTATGATATGAATCCTAGGGAAACGAACGGGCATGTCTTCAATATGCCGAATGAAACATGCGCTATCGTATGGGCGGCTGATTTTCATATCGGCCACACACATGCGAACTATCCCCTCATTAAACACATATTCACAAAGGTGCGGGAAATCCCAAATCTATATATTGCCCTTCTTGGCGACCTTATTGATAACTCAGCCAATCTCGGATCCCCCAGGGGTACAGAGAACCTGATAAATAAAAGCGGGCAGCTGAGAATGGTTGAAAGTCTGTTGTTCAAGCTTGACGACAAGATAGTCATCCTTATCGAGGGGAATCATGAGAACCGGAGCTATATATCTGACCACTTCAGGGTCAATGAATTCATAGCGAAGGAGCACCAATGCAAATACGGGGGATATGGAGAACCCTTCTCTATTGTCCACGGGAAAAAGGTCTACAAGGTGTTCTGTCGCCATGACGCGCGTGGTAGGTCACAGTATAACCCTCTCCATGCGAACATACGGAGTATACTGTTCGAGTTTAGCAGAAAGGCCCATGATGCAGATATTGTGGTAACCGCTCATAAGCACCAATCAGCATCTGCTGTATATGATGTTGGGGGGAAGGAACGCACCCTCATTGCTGTTGGTAATACTGTTAACCGTGATGATTTCGCTGAACGAATAGGTCTTGTGTCAGGTATTGATGATTACCCTGTTACTTTGTTTCATCCCTCTGGTTATACGGTGACCTATCGTCATTTTAATCATGGTGTTTCGGAGTTGATACGATATGGCTAGCCAGCTTTCTCTTGATGATTGCACTGGGAAAAGACCGTGTCCTAGAACACGAAAGATTTCGAAAGACATAGATGTTTTTTTGAAGAAGAAACGTATCGAGAACCAGAAAAAGGCATATAAAGCCATTGGTCTTGATAGGGCTAAATGTATGAATGAAGTGAAAACTTTTATAGTTAAGAAAAAAAAGAGGTGAAAAATATATGCAGAAATGTTTGATATGCGGAAAAAAAGCCAAGTATTTCATAAAGGAACTATCTTTATTTCCAACATCTGGGAATAAATTTTTTCTTTGTGGAGAATGCATAGACATCAAATGGTCTAAGAAAGGGCCTGAAAATGACATATGAATTTTGTCCTAACTGTGGAAATCGAATACAAATTGATGGCGAAAAATATTGTCCCTACTGTGGAATGTGTATGGAGTGTTGAACTATTGCGGGTGGAAAAAAACATGGGTAATGAAAAAGTATATATAGATGGGTTCTGTTATTGGGGTATTGATTGATATGATTCACAGGAAATATTTGATGACTGTTATTTTATGTTTTATTTTGTCATCATTTCTTTTCAACACGCATGCATATTTTTCCGGATTGGATTTTGGTGTTAAGGTTGATCTCCTGGAAAATAGTCCTCCTGAAATATCTAATATAACATCCTTCCCTTTGATTATTGATATTGGTGAAAATGTTAACATAACATGTAATGTCACCGATGTTGATGATGACCTTGACACGGTATGGCTTAATGTCACATATCCTGATAGCAGTACAACAAATAACAGTATGGATCAGTATGGGGCCACATCATGCTATTACCGAAATACAACATATAATCAGGAGGGTAATCATACATTTTTTATCTGGGCTAATGATACTAATGGTAACACAACTCTAGCCTATAGTATAAATTGTAGTGTTTTTGATGATTTCGGGGCTCAAAGTTATTCGAACCAGAACGGAACAGATGAGTGGTATGATGACTGGTATGAATATGGTGGAGATAATGATCCAGCAACAGGTGATATACAAATAGTGTCTGACACAAATATGACCCCTACAGAAAATTATAATTTAATGTTGAAAGATTATTCTTCAGGTCTTGCTATCGGGAGGCAGGCCATATGGGGTAATGTTTTTCCCACAAATGGCACTCTTGAGTTTGATTGGAGATGCGATAGTACAGAAGCAACATACCCGTCGGAGGGGCTGGGGGTTTATATACTTAATCCGGATGTTGGGTGGAGCCGTATAGCATGGCTTGTTGATAATACGGATCCAACCACTTATCATCATTTCGAGGACGATGATCTTTCTTATTGTATGAATGAATATTTTTCCATAATGTTTCAACCAAATGCATCTGTTGATTCTGATGATTATTTCTATATAGATAATATATATATTAATTATACTAGTGATGAACAGAAATTCCAGGTGTTAAGTGGGGGAGAGCCGAATCAACCGCCGGAAATATCTACATTGATTGTTAATCCTTTGCCCGGTGAGGAGGATCTTGATGTTAATTATCCCTATCCCGATGACACATTAAAAGTGTGGATAGAAGATCCTGATGGTGATAGTTTCAACTGGACAATAGAATGTAGCACGGGGAATAACAATAGTGGGCAAGAAGCTGATGGGGGAGGGGTGGTGACATGTTCTATCGCTGATTCACTCCCCCTTGATTATTCAACGAAATATTATTGGTGGATAAATATAACTGTATATACTGGTGATACACCCCCCGTGAACCGTACATTTAATTTCACCACTGAAAACGAGAATAATCCCCCGATAATCAATATTTCATCTGCTTCCCCTAGTAACGGTAGCACAAGTGAAAGTATTTCTCTCTCAGACTTGGAGATATGGGTGGGGGATAACGAAACAACTTTCAACTGGACAATAGAATGTAGCAATGGAAACAGCTCAAGTGATAATGGTGCGAATAATGGAACTAAGGAATGCCCTGTTGATGGTGGTGACCCCCTCAGTTATGATACTGAGTATTTCTGGTGGGTAAATGTGACAGATGGTGAAGACTGGACGAACGCCACACTTAATTTCACAACGGGAAGTGAACCAGTGAATCATCCACCCGTCATATCATCCCCATCCCCCAGTGACCATGCTACAGATGTATCTTCATCCATATCGGCTGTTAGTGTAACGATAACAGATGCTGACGGCGATACATTCAATTGGAGCATAGAGACTAGTCTAGGTGACAGTAATAGCGGGAATGATGCATCTAATGGCTCTAAGAGCTGTACCCTCGCTAGTCTTAGTTATGATGATGATGTTACATGGTGGGTTAATGTAAGTGACGAGGCGACAAATAAAACATATGAATTTAGTGTAGCTAGTGCACCCCCTGGCCCATATGAACAACTTAGTGAGAACACCGGATGGCTTATAATGATAATGGGGGTTAGCTTTATATTTGCTCTCTTGTTTAGTGTATTCAAATATAGATAAAAATGAGGTAAAAAAAATATGAAAAAAAAATATATGAAAAATATGAAAAAAAATATAGCATACAGTATTCTGGTAGCTTCTGTACTTGTAACAAGTTTTTTCAACATACATCCTGTTTCAGCAGACCAACCACCCATCAATCATGAGTATCAGCAATACTTCGAAGAATACGATCCTGGGGACTATTACACCAACACAAGTTGGTATAACACATCCCTATATGGTGTAACAAATTCTGGAGCGATCACTTTCCACAATGATGGGGAAAATATTACAACAACCGCTGATTCGGTGTATAACGGAACATATGGATTTAATATAAAACGCACCAGTGGGGGTAACTCGGGATTCAGCATAAATCTTACAGATAATGATGACCAATACAATATAAGTTATTTCAGTTTTTGGGTTTCCCAACATGCAACTGGTACAGAGGCACTATATTGCCAGATAATGAATGAAACCCGTGGTTCATCAGCCCTAAACACAGATGCTGTTATATCATTACAATTTGTTGATGGGTCTAACATAGAATTTGTTGATGGGAACGGGGCACAGAACGCGGGTACATATGTTGAAGACACTTGGTATTTCATAAAGATTGAATTTGATTGGGATAACCAACAATGTGATTGTTATGTCAACGATTCCCTAGAATTAGATGACAGCCCTTTCAGGGGGACTAACACCCTTGAGGGTGTTAAATTCATAATGTTCAATACAGCAAGTTCATCAAATGGTAATTTCTCTATTGACAACATATCCATTGGTTCACCTGTCACCATCGGTGAGGGGGGGGAAGAAGAACCAGATGAGTATCCATATATCAATGCAACTGCTTTTAACGCCAGCCTTACAAATGTAGGGGGTGTTTACTCAATCACATTCAAAGGAGACCAAAATGAAGAATTATGGTGTAATGATACAAACAGCCTTGGTAATGAAACACTAAATGTAACAATTGTTGATGGCAATCAAAGTGTCCAATGGGTTAACATATCACTTGCAGACATAGATGACACGCCAGATATAGATGCTGAAGACTTCGAATTATATGCATATAACACCAGTACCTCATCCTGGGAAACACAAGGATCATTTCCCCCAGGTGGTGGAAATATATCCATCTCGGATGGTCTCGGTGCAACATTTCCCGTATCTGGAAACCATACATTCTTATTTAGATTCAAACTCACTGTTGATGCCGACCAAACTAAAAAAGTTTATGAAGAAACAATAGGATGTAGCGTCTATATCGACGGATAGGTGATACATGCGAAAAAGGCCGGCTTCGTTATTAATCATAGGTATATTAATAACAAGTGGTCTTTCTGTTGTTATAAATATATCTCCCGTATCAGCAATTGATTGGCTAGATGATTTTTCATATCGCATAAGCCACAATATAACTGGTTCTAGCACTGCGGGAAACAACTATCAAATTAATTTAACTATCCATAGCGGTGGTGATAGCGAAAATAATGAAGGATCTGTTTGTTATCTTGAAAATAATTGCAATAATTTCCCAGACGACATAAGATTCACAAGCGATGATGGAGTAACAGAACTCGATTACTGGATAGAGGATGAAGAAACAGACCCCATACGGGTATGGATAGAAGTAACAGATGATTTATCCAATGGAAATACTGTTTTAATTTTTGTGTATTGTGGTAAAGAAGGGGTGTCAAGCAATAGCAGCATAAACGATACATTTTTATGGTTTTATGATCCATCAATTGGTGATGACCCCGCAAATCTAACAGTTGATGCAGACGCGGGAACAAAATGGATTCATGTTTCAGATGTTTCTGCTTTCAATACTGGTGAACAAATACAAATACATGACTTATCAGATGAAGGAACAGCATCCCCCCCAGTTACATATGGTGAAACAATAGGCAATGGTGAAAACATAACCATACAAACAGTGCATGAGGGAAACAATAGTTTATATATTACCGACGTATTGAGCAATACCTATACTGTTGAAAACAACTCATGCATATCACATTGGTATTATCATTGGCAGAACAGTCTGGATGGTGGGAATGCTGACCGTTCACGTATGTGGTATTGGGAAAATTATGATATAGATCAGACGGGAATAAGAAGTTTCACACTTGTTGAATTTGCTAATCCATATGGTTTGGGGGATTTTTCTTCAACAGGTTTCGGCTTTGATGACAGACTTGTTTTTTCACCCTATGATGATAGCAATGGCACATTTGTTAGATGGAGTACATCCCCCGGTTATGCGACAAGTGATCATCCAACCTATCAGCTTTATACATATAATGGAGGTTTTCATGATTCATGTACAATTATATGGAATACTAGTTATGCTGACACAATGACAATTGGTGAAAAACAATTACAAAGTTATTATATTCTAGATGGGTCAAAATGTGATATAGCTTGTTATAATTATAGTGATTTTTCCGATGTTGACTATGCGAATGCAACGGAAGATATACCAGATGATATAACATATCCATTTATTCGCATACATATAGGCAATACTGCCCCATCTCTAACAGGAGATTGGGAATTTTATCATATTGATGATAAACTATATATCTATTGCCAAGAACCCCAGGGTTCCCCCCCTGAACTTGCTTTGTATGTTCATTGGTGGGTTGTTGCTAAATATGTATCACCCGAGCCAATACATGGGGATTGGGGGGGGGAAGTTGATGAAACCGGTGACTATTTTGATAAAATGAATTTCGGTGTGTATGCAAATATTCCCCCTGAAAACAATTCACCCATAATCTCTGATCCTCACCCCCCAAACGGGGCGACAGGTATTTCAACATCACTGGGTGAATGGAATTGCACAATAAATGATCCTGAGGGTGATATTTTCGACTGGACAATCGAAATATCAAACAGCAATAATTCAAGTGGCGATGATGCTAGTAATGGAACAAAAAATTGTGAATTAGGGGAACTTGAAAATAATACTTTGTATACAATATATGTTAATATAACGGGTGGAACATGGGATGAAGGATATGGTCCAGAGAACAAGACATATAGTTTCCGCACCATAAACCCTGAAGATATTTCCTCCACTACTGGAATAATGGATTATGGCATAATAATATCCGTCATGATTTTCTTTCTTGTAATTGGTGTATTCGCCAGTCTATTGCAAATCACAAAGGGGGTTAAATAAATGGGGAATAATATTTATATCAGTAATCACATTCGATTTATTAATAAAAAATATGAGGTGAAAAAAAAATGAAAAATAAAAAATTGATAATATGTGTTGTTTTTTTGTTATCTATAACAAATATTGTGTTAGCTGACCCTTTCGACAGCGAAGATTTCGGTGTATATGCAGATCTGGATGAAACAGAATGGGGCAATTGGTCAGAAAATTGGACTATTTCAACCAGTCATACATGCGAATCAACGGGGTATTTATATGGTAACTGGAGCGAAAGCGACCATTTCATCATCACACCCGGTCGTCCTGATGAGGATTGGACATATGCAAATAGTACACATTGGGATGTAGTTGACAATGGTGCATGGTGGCGGGGGAACTATACATTTGATGTCACATGTGACATGAATCATACCTTTGCAGTACTAAATAATAGTGGTATGAATCGTAGCCAGAGTTTCGGATGGGTTCATGTTAATGATACAGAGGTTTCCCCTGTGCGTGTTTTCCCCTATATCATATTCGCCTATAATGGATCCACTGATTATGATTTGGTGATGTGGACTGGTCTGGAGGCATATATACTTCATTGGAATGGAACCAATATGACGGATATAGGTGATACCGTGCCAGATCAGCCAGTGGTTGATCCAGTTACTGATGCAACTGATATATCTGACCAGTGGGAAGCTGATGGATATCTTACTGATGAGGGTAACTATTACAAACTTATATATAATGAGCATACAGGGCAGGTATGGTTCAAGTGGTGGGGTCCGGTTCCCATGAGTGAACCCCCTGGATGGACTATACAGTTCCAGGATGATGAATTAATCCATGAAGATGCAAGGTGTTATGGTGTTGGTGTATGGAACCCGAACCAGATAGCTACAGCACATGTTCAATTCGACTTGTTGAATGTATGGCAACTTAATTATACTGTTAACTCCAGTGATTATTGCAATATAAGTGCATATAATGAATCACGTCCACATATGGATTTCCCCATAATAAACCTAGGTACATGGACTGAGGAGATAATGGCATATTTCAATGGAAGTGAACTTGGTAATCTTTCTGCTGATGATGTGCGAAGTATTATGAAGGATAACTTGACGAACTTGATGAATGTGGAAAGCCGTATGTATGAACTAAAAAACCCTAGTGGTTATCGGCAGAATGACACCATTTATTATTATAGCTGCACAATTGATAATTTTACAGCATTCAGTGAGGAAAGCTTTGATGACTGGATACATATACATATACAGCATTGCCCAGAACGAAATATAAGCACTGAATATGGTGATTTAATGATCGGTATCGATGTTGATAATGACCGTGAATGGGATATCAATGACAGGGTCTATTGGGCCTATCTGGATGATGAAGGAGATCTATTTTTTGAAACATATAATGGTAATGGATATGTGATAGATAATCTGTCTCAAGCAAGTATCTGGTCCACTGAAAGTTCCGCGGTGGGGAACCTCCATAGATATGAATCACATCTAAACTATGCATTAACAATCCCTCTAGCAGACTTGATTAAAGAGGATGAAACACCCCTTAACAGTACTGATATATTCGGGTTAAGTATACTGACAACCATGGATGAAAACTGGTTCGATAATGCCACAGTATGGCAAAACTGGAATGAAACCAGTGGTGACCCATATTACACAGAAACAGGATATACACCACCAGATGGGGGACAAGCTGTAATTGCATATTTCTTTAATCAAACAGGCCCGGAGGGATATGGTGCAAATACAACTAATCTGCAGCGATGGGGGGAGGGAGAAATAGGGCCAGGTCTTGAAGCAGATGAAGAAGTATCATATAGTGTCAATATAACCAAGACTGCTAATGTATCAAGTATCGATGAGGCTGGCACGACATATGCCTTGATTAATTACAGCATCTGGGTGAACAATACAGGATCCCTCGATTTGACAAATGTTGTGGTGAACGATACACTCTGGAATTGCAGCTGCAGTGGTCATCATTTCTATGAAGCCGAGTTCAATGACACTAATATATCCTGGGATAGCATAACAAATGGTACCTGCTGGAGGGAATTCAATATAACCACGATAGCTGGGGGGGAAAGCTGGCATATATGGTACGTGGTGAACATGTCACTCTGTGATGGATATAGCCATGGTACATTGCTTAATACAGCTGTTGTGAATGCCACAGAGCTCACGGGTAGCTCTAGTGATACACATAGTATCAGTTGGGATGCCCGGGCTGATTCACATGGCATATCTATAACAGCTGATTGGACATCTCTTATAACATTTGTTATAGTGTTGCTTATTATATCCTTTATGGCTGCTGCTATTGGTCATGCAAAAATAAGTAAATAAATAATAGTTGATAAAATGAAAAATATAAAAAAAGAGAGAGAGGGAGGGGGGGTCATCCTCCCCTCCAACACCAAATCAAGCATATGTTTAATGCTTGATTTTGATGTATCCGAACAACCCGATAATCATCGAGATTATCAAAACCACAATCAGGAGCTCAAGGAAATCCCCTGTGAGCAAATCCATGATCGGTGTCAGATTTATCTCGGCAAGTACGGGCAAATCACAGAATATATTCCACATCTGTTATCACCTCTAAAAAAGGTATTGTATTACTATATATATCCAATTTTTCAAAAAACAAGGGGGTTTATATACACCCCCAGCCATCCAACAGGAGTGAATAATATACATGGTTGATCCATTACTCATAATGATAGCCGCAATGATACTCATCATCATAACCCTTATACTTGGGGTCATGCTTTCCATATATATACAGGAAAAAGTAATAAAAATATATCTCACCAACAGAAAATTCAAGGAAATATTCAAAAATGGTAAAAAATAGTCACCTGGAACAAGAATTTGATACATATAGCAGGCTTGCATTAGAGAAAACAATAGATTACCTAGATCAAAGAGAAAAATATACAACATATCACCCCGATACAAACACATTTATCATACGGCCTAAACTCATGGCACGTATCATAAAACATGGGGGAAACCTGCAAGCGAAAATAAATAAGGATGATTATGATCTTTTTTTACGGGTTCTCAATAACCTTAACAGGATGAATAAGATAGAAAGTATATATCGAGGTAGCGGATATACTTATAATATGAATGAATATAATGGGTCACGTCATTATGGCATCATTGTTAAAAAGATACATAAAATAGATGGAAGAGGTGGATTATGTCTTTTAAAAACATAAAAACAAATATAAAAAACAAACTTGGAACAATAAAGAAAGCGGTATGGATAAATAGCCGGGAGAACAAGGATAAAGCCGATGCTTTCCTTAATAATGCATGCAAAAGATTACGTAAGATGGGATACCGGGCGAAACCATATAAACGGTCAGCGGTATGGTGGAAATGGCAAATCAATACGAATGCACCCCGTGAAGTACAGAATGATGTGATAGATGACCTCAAGGATGAAATAGGTAATGTTATGGAGGGTGAATAGGATATGCCGCAGAAATGGCTAAAAACAGGCTTCATGGGGATTATATTATTCTTATTTATTTCCATGTCAACAGCTGTGCCATATGTTTATGGGGATGAAATAGAACGAGTTACAAGCACAAGCACTACAGTATATTATGTGCCATACGGGAATGGTATTGATGATAATGGAGATGGCATAATAGATGACCTAAATGAAAGCGATGTAGAACAAGGAACATTACCCGTAAACAGAACATATAATGTATTTGATGATTGGAATATGACATATGACTATCATAATGCGACAACTGGTGTGAAAATGGGGGGTGTATATGAAAATCTAGCAATTGTTGAAGTTAATGGAAGTAGTCTGAATCCCACATATTCTGCAAAATATGTCGCAGCTGATGCAATAAATAGAAGTTCATATGGTGAATGGAATGATGTAGTTCCATTATTAAAATTTAAAATAAATGTAAGTAGTTCGGATATAATGACAGGATGCCAAGAATTTTATTATCGTTCACCTATCAAATGGAATGATGATTATGATGAATATATATTAAATATATATGATGATGAAGGTAATTTAGTTTATGCAATAGCAGAATATCCATTTATTGGTTCAATAGATAACACATCCGATAAATGTGTGCGAGAAAATAGAACTTATTTCAAAATACAGATGAACTTAAAATCTGATACGGAATATACATTTTATGAATATGTGCAAACTGTAGATGATGACCCAATAAATGAGGTATATATATATTTCGCCCCGTATCAAGATATAGCAAGTGACGGACTTACAGACTCATATTTTTTTCCAGGAACATTACAATCTACTAAAATAGAAACTGAAGTATCATGGAGTATGATATTCCATATGGGTATCGGAGCGGCTGGAACTGAAAGAGTTATTATCGGGGATAATGATCCAAGTGCTGATCATACTATAAATATACAGGGTATATATAGCGAAAATTCCACTGAAATAAACCAGGTTACAATAATAATGCCCATAAGAACCTCAACACCATTAAATATCACAATTGATTATCATATAGAGAGCGGTGTTAATTCTGTTGATGGATGGATAGAACCAGCTGTTGTTGGTCTTACGGGAACTTTGATATATACATTTAATTTTACTGATCCAGATAATACAAAACCTAATGATTACTATATTACGATATATATAACTAATCTAGATGATACTGATGATGTTATGACTTATGTCATGTACCCGGAAATAGTTGGTGGAAATGCAACAAATCATAATGTTTGTTATCCCAGTTCAATAACTGGGCCATATTATGAAATATATCATTTTGCAGTTCATCTTGAACTTTATGAAACATTCGATGCAGGAGGGGGGGTGGAGGAAGACGACAGTAATACTAATACTGATTGGCTTCTAGGGGCTGCATATCTATTGGGAGGATGTGTATTAATAGCACTTGCGATATTAGCCGCCCCTATAATACCCCTAGCTATAGGTTTGGGTGTTATAGGTGGATATTTAATATATAACGGTCTTGCTGTATTAACAGATACTGATTTACCTGGATTAATTCCTGATTTAGCCTCAGGAATTGTTCGCGCCTTACGATTAATATATGATGGTCTTCAATGGATTGGTGAACAATTATATAAGATTGGTATATTAGTATATGAATCACTTATTGAATTTGGTGAATGGGCTATAGAGAATGCTGGATTGATTCTTGAGGGTATTGCCGCTATTGTTTATTTCGTTCTTTTCCTCGCATTCATATGGCTATCAGCATATTTCTACAGGATACTATGGGCGATAGGCCACCTTGACCCATTCCTTATCCAAAAAATAAGTAAGGAAGCATCCTCAGACATAAGCGGTGTTTCAAAAAAAATAGGTAGATTCGGGAAAAGAATAAAAAAATTAAGGAGAAAATGATAACATGTATTTTGATTTTTTATTGAATGATGTTGCGCCTTTCACATTCATGGCTATGGGTTTCGCATGGATTTTTCTCATGTTGAAGGATATATATTATGGATTGAAACATATCATTGACATACAGCGTGGATTACTGGATACCCGTTCAGATAATCCTTTAACACCTGAGCGTTATGATCTTGCTACCGCGAAGGAAAGACGAGAAGGAACAATGCGTGATTACCGTGAAATGTGGAGATAAAAAAAAGAATAGATAAAGATATGATTTAGGGGGTCAAAAAAAATGTTAGAAGGAATTTTCTCGATACTGATATATGCCCTAATTATAGGACTAATGGTTTCATTAGTCCTAGAGATAGTAAGGCCTTTCCGTGGCGCAATCTCATCACGTAGGTTTCTTTCACGGGATGCTGGTGATAGACTCAGGAAATATCTTGTTAATTGCGCTAAACTTAATCCCCGTAATTGCAGGGTGTTGAAGATGCGTAGGACTAAATATAATAATGGTGGTAAGATCGGTAAGATAGTGGGTGTTGTCCCCAGTAAGTTCGTTACTCGTTTCATTATTAAGAGACGTGCTTTTAGTGGTAAACAGATCCTGTATTGCCCGGTGGATATGCATACGAATATATTGTGTCAGGATGTTATTGTTAATGCGCTTGGTTTGGAGAATGCAGCTGGTTTTTATTATCCTCATCCGTATGATAAGACTTTGAAGAAGAAGGTGTATAATTTTCTTCAGACAGCTTTTGATATAGATATGCATAGTATGTTTATTATGGATATGAAGATGATTAATCCGACACAGGTGGAGATGGCTATCGCTGGTGAGAGACCTATTGAGCGTATTATCAGGGAGGTTCCTGAAGAGTATGAAGAGGTGATTGAACAATGATTAATATGTTGATGCCGTTTATTAGTATATATATTGATTTACCACGGATGCTATTGGATTATGGCAGCCAGGTTAATGAGGGTGGTGAAGCATGGGTAGCTATCGGCTTGATTGTTTTGATGATGTTGGCTGTTTATGGTCTAACTATACTTATTATCAAGTTCATGCTTATTGATAATTTGTTTCCGTTCCTGTTTATTCGTGATTCTATACGTAATCGTATTCGTGTCGCCCGTATTATTTATGGATCCAGGAATGGTAAGTTATCCCGGTTGAAAAATGCTGATACCCTGCATATCAAGACGAGCTTTATGCCATTGTTTGAAACATTACCTGTCAATGTGGGTGATAATAAGATACGGTATAAATGGTGGCGTAGCTATAATATTGAGAATAATGAGATTAAACAGATCGTGTGGGATGATGACGCTAAAACATTTCGTATACAGTATGAGACACTTACACTGGATGGTGAAACACTTGATGATTATATAATTGATTCCAAGCGGGAATTAAAGAATGTTGCTGTTGGTGTTTCCCAGGGTATACGTGGCGACTTTAATCTTCAGAAGGATCGTTATTATCTTTCTATCCCACATCCTTTGGATGAGGAGGAGGGAAACGAAACAATGAACCCGAAGGAGCCACATAGCAGACCCGCACGGGAGATATCAATAAAGGAGTATCAATCTTTATCCGAGGAGGACCGTAAACGGATACATGGCACACATGATGTTGTAATACGGGGGTAAATGGGATATGGCGCATGATAATCCTTATGAGATGACTGTGTTCAACCCGAACCAGATGGATGGATGGGATTATCTTGAGATATATGGTATAAAGAAAGCATTGGATCTCTGTAAGAAATTCTTTGACCTGTATAGCATAAAAAGCAAGGAGAAGGATACAAGTAAGCAACTTGGTAGATTACTTATCATGATTGAGAAATTCGCGAAGAAATATGACATGATACCGGAGAACCTGCGCAATCCATTAGCCATGCTGAAGAAAGGCAGGCTGGGGCATGACCTTGTTCATGAGGAGGTTTGCCTGGATTATGTGATGGCTGTCTATGTTGAATTGTTAACTATTGATAAACGGAAGGGTGTCCCCAGGGATTATTTCATAACTGAATGGAGTAAAAAAGATGAAAGTGCTTGATCTTTTCAGTGGTCTTGGGGGTTTCAGTATGGCATTCAATGACAGGGGGCATGATGTGACAACACTTGATAATGATGAATCATTCAAACCGGATATCTGTATGGATATACTGGATTTCGAGCCTGAAGATTATTATGATGTCATATTAGCCTCGCCCCCTTGTGAGTGTTTTAGTGTGGCCAGTATAGCGAATCACTGGAAGGATGGGATACCAGATGGAAAAACAATGAAGGCGATATACCTAGTAAAACATACATTAGGGATTATAATTGATTCACGACCAAAGTTCTGGTTCCTTGAGAACCCAAGGGCGATGTTGAGGACTATAATAGGCAATCCCCCTGTGACGGTTTTCTATGCGCAATACGGGGAGGACCGGTTGAAGCCGACTGATATATGGGGGCGTCATCCGAAGGGTTTCAGGGAGATGCAGATAACCGACAAGTCCTTGCTGGAGTATACTCCTGCGCCGAGGGGGAGCCGCAGTGGTACCCAAGGTATAGCGGGTACAGCAAAACGGGCTATGGTGCCTTATGGGCTTAGTGAAACGATATGCAGATTATGTGAGAGGGGTTTATGAATAGTGTTTTTTGTTTATTACCACCGGAGCCTGGGTATTTGTTGTCTCTTACCATACTTTTTTTTGCAAGTGTCGCCTTTTTTTGGTTAATATACAATACTATTAACTATCCAGCTAAAAAGTATGAAAAATATCAACGTAAAAGGGGGGGTAAACATATCAAATAATTTACGTAAAGCAGCGATATATGCCCGTGTATCAAAAATAGAGGGACAGAACCCACAGAAACAAGTCAAGGAACTAAAAAACTATGCGAAAAGCAAAGGATACATAATATACAAAGTATACATAGACAAAATAAGTGGAACAAAAAGCAACAGGCCAGCCCTCATGGAATTACTCAAGGATGCGCATGACCATAAATTCAATTGCATACTCGTCTGGAAACTAGACCGGCTTGGTAGATCCCTGCAGCATCTCATCAAAGTCGTTAATTATTTTAAAACATGGAATATAGATTTTATATGTACCAGCCAAAACCTCGATACCACAACAAGCGATGGCATGCTAATATTTCACATAATGGGTGCAATGGCGCAATTCGAACGAGATCTAATAAGTGAAAGAACCAAGCTAGGTCTCAAGGGTGCAAAGGGTGTAGGCAAACGTGGGAAGGACAAGGGTAAGCGCAGGACATGGGGATACCGCAAAGAAAACAAACAAAAAAAGGGTACCCCCATTTTTTGGGGTTTTGATAAGGAGTGAGAAATATGGATAAAAAAACGACCGTTTTTTTGATAGGAGAGATATAATGGATGAAGGACATGATAGCCTGAAAATATGGCATATGAAAAGAAGCGCAAGTGGACAAGCGCAAAGACGATATAAGGAATTGATAGAGAAGACACCCATGGATTATGGAACATTGTTTACATTGCTGGAGAACTATTGGGTTGACCAGGATAAGATACATGCTATGGCTAAGGCGTTACTGATGAAACAGAAGGCTGGGGAAGAGATAAGTGATGATATGCTTATTAGCTTCCGTATCGAGAGTACTGCACAGTGGGCTAAGAAACAGGCTATGCTTGATAGTACCAGTAGATTACTTATTGCTGGGGCTGGTGATGCACAGGAATACCAGAGTTTTATGCAGAAGTACCCAGAGTGTCTTGTCAGTAATTTTAAGTTACCTGGTACATATGGTGTTATACATGGACCACCCCGGTCAGGTAAGACGGATCTTGCGTGTACATTGATGAATCTTATGCTTGGGTTTGATCTTGATATTATAACAAATATAAAGATAAATAATCCACCTGATGGTATACATGTAATAACGACACTTAGCCAGCTTGTAAGTAAACTAGTTGGCAGTAACCGTCAGACAGTTGTTATTCTTGATGAAACAGCTACTGTTGTCAGTAAACAAAAACCAACAGCATCCAGGAGTATTGATTTCCAGAACCTGGGTAGATTCATAGGGAAACTAAGATCATCACTTGTAATGGTTACACAAAGTTTCTATAGAGATGTACCCAGCTTGATACAGGACTGGACCACAGAGAAATATGAAAAGATAGGACTCAAGATGGTTAAGATAGATCTCGCTAGACCCAATGGACATGTTAAGATGCATAAAATATTTAAGGATATACCAAAGACCAATCTTGATTTTGAGACACATGATATAACAGGACTACAATTCGATATCTCAATAGATGAACTTTTGCAAACAATAGCTGATGCGCCAGATAAGGATAAAGCAATACAGAGGTATATTTCGAGTGGAAAAGAAAAAGAGGAAGAAAAGGAATTAATTGATAGCCCGGTGTCAGTAACAGATACAGATAAACTTGAGGAGATGCTGAATATATTAAAGGAGAACAAAGAGATGGCTGATCAATGCAGGGGTACACGGGGTGGTGTTACACGTGAACAGGTTCATGTATGTTTTAAGGATATAACAAAAGAGGCAGCCGCAGCGATATCACAGAGATTTAATGTATGGGAAGAATCACAAAAAAAGAAGGAAGAAACAGAGGATGAAACAATAGAGTTACCAAGGGATGAAACCATTAAGATAGAGGAGATACCAAAACCAGATATGAATAAAATAAACCAGATAACAAGTTTATTGGAAAACAACCCCACATTGTATACATTATGTACAGACAATGGAAAATTGACAATAGAGAAAATACAGAATAAATATGGATGGGCGAACCTAACAGAAAAAGAAGCAGGTATAATAATAAAAAAACTAGAGTCACCTGATAAAAAAATGTTCAACTGGATGGATCACTCATACAAATGGAGCGAGATAGAAAAAGATATTGATGATCACAATTATAAATTGGAGTAGTATATGAAGAAAATATATTAATATATATGCTGTATACCTATGGAAGCGCAAAATAATAAAGATGGATTAATAGACCTATTGGCACTACTATTAAGCATGATAGTACCCCTCATAGCACTCATGATGGTAAACCGTGGCATAGAGATAAAACTAATGGATAATGTATACATAGTTCCCTATACAGATATGTTCCCGGAATGGAGCCTCTTCTTCTACATTGGTGGTATGTATGCCGCAATCATAACAACCAACTGGATGATCCTATCACACAAAAAAACAATAAGGAACGAAAAAAAACCCAAGGAATATAAATTATAGTATTTCCTTTGTTTCCTTTGTTTCGAGTGGAACGAGAGAAACTATATAAACCACCACTGCATTCATAAGAATGAGAACAATGAAACACACACCAAACTCTCACCATGGCCCCGGATGCGGCATTTTTCTTCACCTTTTAAGTGATCATTGTTCTCACAATGGCCAAAGGAAAGCGGCTAAAAAAACACCCGGGGCCTCCCTTTCCGGCAACATGGCGCATGGACTATTTTTCTTTGCCTCCAGCAAAGAGTTAGGCATCCCAACTCCCCCAAATCCATGCGCCTCCTCACCATGGGGGATGGAACATATGAAGGATGAGATCTTTTTCGAAGACAATTCTAATCACAACTTTACCACAACTCATCCCTCAAACTCGCAATACTCAGTATGTTTCACCCCCTCCTTAGGCTCCATCAATCACATAAAGGATGGAGGGAAAAAAACATGAAAAATGCCGAAAAAAGAACAATAAAAGCGGTGGGTGACCGAGGAGAAAAGAAAACAAAAAAAGATGAACACTTCATAGACCACGAACACAGCATATTCATTGGGTGGTTCAGATACGGGGATCTGGTGAAAGCATGAAAACACTAGGAACATTAATAATAATGGGTATGCTCGCACTACCCACGATCTCAGCAACAGCCTCAGGAATAATGATAGAGCCGAAACAAATAGACATACGAATGGATTATGGAGATGATAACCCCATAGAACAAGTAAGAATAACAAACAATGAAGATACCGAAATAACAATAAAATTATCTTCGCAAGGAGAAATAAACACATGGATAAGCAATACTGTGATAACATTAGATAAACATGAAACAGAAACAATCCAATTATATATAAACCCTGAATATGAAAAAGATTTATTTGGGAAATATGATTCGATTAAAACTCAAAAAGGGATCATAGAATACAAATGGGAAAATGATGACAGTGCCGAAACAGAAATACAATATCTATCAATACAGGATGTAGATGCAGGAAAAAGCGAAACACAACAATTAGCAGAATCCCCAGGTGATTTAATTGTAATAGGAGTTGTGATATCAGCACTGGTAATAATTGGGGTAATAACTATATCTCGACATTGATGAGGTGAAAATATGAAAAATGCCGAAAAAAGAACAATAAAAGCGGTGGGTGACCGAGGAGAAATGTGTGAAGTAGAAGTGCATAACCCACATCTCAATGTGGAAGCAATATTCTGGATGCCCTACAAAGAACTCAAGAGGCTGTTCGAATGACCATATACATGGGAACAAAACTACAACAAGAAAAACAGAAAAGAATAAACCTATCAATAGCATTCAGAGAAGCAAACCGATACATGGCAGCCCTCGCAGACAGCAGCTCAGCCGCCTATGCAGGATGGGAAAAATATGCAGACAGTCTAGAAGAAAAAATCAAGGATCTCACAAAAAGATACCAAAAAATACTGGACTTACACTCAACAGCGGAAAATCTTTATTACGACGAGGATGACCATGAATGAAGTATATATGAAACTCCTGTTCGTACGGGAAGGTCCCAGGAGCGACCGGGAAGAACATGTGTTCGCATTCAAAACAGCTGACGAACGTGATAGACACATGAAATTATGGAAAAAACACTATCGCCATATACAGTTCCGGATGGGTGAACATGTATTCAAACTATGAAGCACGGGAAAACTGTGTGATAGCATACAATATAGAATGCAGCTACTATACTAATATAATGTTATATTATATTATTATATATTATATCATTATATCATTATCCTTTTATACAAAAAAAATAATAGGGTGATAAATAATGTCACGGTACGGTGATAAAATACAATGCTGCATCTACCTTCCCAAGCGCATAAAACGCCTTCTCGAGGACAGTGGACAAAACCATAGTGACCTTGTAGCAAGATTACTCGCAATGTACTTTCAAAGACATAACTCTCTTGAAGAAGTAGAACGCAAAATAAAAGAGCATGAAGATGAGATAGGGGTATTGAAGATTCACAGGGAAGATCTTATTGAGAAAAAAGACAAACATAAAAAAGATGATACCCTACAATATGAATCAAGAACTGCGCTACGGGAGATGTGGGAGATGGGGAAAAGATGGAACATCTCTGACAGCTTCAACATTGAATGGCTTGAATCACCTGCGAATATGGAACGTGTGGCATTCTCAGGATTTGATGACACAGTCGCCTGTCTGAAATGGCTCAAGGGGGAAAAAGGTGAATAATATGGGGGGGATGAAGCACAAAGCGGTTATACAATATGTGGTGGATTGCGGGGGGTTCGTTCCTCTCCGCTCCTCATCTCCTTCTCTTTATAAAGGGATAAGTGACATCTATATGCTCAAAGGAAGCTTCGCCTCTAATAATCGGCGCAGACATCAGGTCGCAACTGTTCTCATCAATAACGGGTTCCTCGAATGGGACAAGGATGATGATATCGTGTATGTCACAGAGA